GTTGGCCTTTTGCAAGTCTTCCAACTTGTTCTTGTTTTCGTAACGCCAGATGTACTTCATGACGTTACCTTTAAGATACCCCTTGAAGGCGGAAGAGGACATCGACGCTTTGATTGCATCGATACACTCTATGCCACCGTCTTTGGTGTAGTGCCCAGGGTGATTGACCATGTCTGGTGATTCACTCATCAGGCAATCTCCAAAGGCCAACCTGACCATCCAAGACGCGAGTTGCTACATTAAAACCGCGTCTAGTTAGAAAATTTTTTAGAGCGTTGGCTTCTGCTCTGGTTTCGACAAACACGCACTGACCAACCTCCATGGTCTTAAACTTTTCCCACTTTGGGGAAGTTCGACCTTGCTTTTTTCTTGGCAGCGGGATGTCGCTGTGAATGGTTTCGGTGTCTTTCACAACGTACCCTCTTCAGAAATGAACAGCTTCTGAGTTGCAACGTCAAAGTCCCAGCTTGTGCCAGTTTGTCGTTTGAAAGATGCGTAAAGTGCCTCAAGCTGACAGCCGCCCTGTAACAGGACTAAGTTCGGATAACCATTAAAGGAGTGATGATCGTCACCGTGTTCTGCCTTATGCATAGCATCTTTCATATCGCTTACGTCACGCCAAAGTCTGTCCATCACCAAAGTGAATTGGGCTTTGTTCATGGTCACGGTGAACTTATCAACAGAGCTAAGCGATGGCTTTTCAACCTTTTCAGGGTTAGCTGCCAGCCAATCCACATATTTTTGCATAGTCTTTATGGCTGGCTTATGGATCTCGCGGTTACAAAATTGTCGAACCGAGCTTGGATCAACGCCAATTGATTTTGCAATCGTTGCTCGAGCCGCAGATTCTTTTATACCTTTTTCAACAGCTAGTGCTGAAATGTGGTTTTTCAACGCGGTGCGCGCAAAGCGCAATGTCTTTTCAGAATGTAGTTCCATATCTATTCCTTGCTTTGGGGTTTATTAGTCCCGCCTTCGACCACCTTGACGGTGTTAAATGACAGGTAAATAGTTTTTCCATCGACCACTATGGTGCTTTGTCTCCAACCAAGTGGGCGAAAAACATAGTCCTTTGGGACTATAAAAATATCTTTTGCACTGCTCATAAATAACTTCCATTGAAGTCCCGCCTGTGGGCACGCGGACGGGAACGCGCAGGATGGGTGATGAATCCCATGCCCTAGCCATCAACCGTTCCAATCTACATTGGCGGTGTTCAAGCCTGGCGCAGGGGTTGCCTGTGCCTGTTGTGGCGCTTGTGGTTGTGCGGCCGCAGAAACAGATCCACCCTTGAAGGAAGAGATCTTGTTCTTTGGCGCATAACCATTGTTGCCTTCTTCGATCGCCACCTGTGCAGTGAACTGCTTGCCCATAGCGGTGCGCATCATGTCAGTGTTGACGGTCTGCGTGGCATCACCACCCGTCGCCTGGATGAAAGACTTCAAGCGTCCCAACCCTACAGGGTGAGTCAGCGTGAAGTTCTCCCAGATCTTACGACCTGCATAGCTAGGCCCAACAACGTTGTACTCCACCTTTAGGTAGGGATTACCTGCTTTTGAAGTTTCCTCGCTGTACACGGCCGCGGCTAGGGTGTACTCGCCAGCTGGCATGGGTTCTGATACCCCGCCTCCTGACTCATCGATGTTACTGACATCGATACCTTGATCTAATAAGCCCATGGTTCCTCCTATGCGGCTTCGTTATTGTTTGCTGGCAGACCTAGAGCAGCGCCATAAGCATCTGCAAAAGCTTGCCAAGAGAAATCAATCTTCGATGGAAGATCTAAACGAGACTTCGCGTCATACGCCGCAGCAAATTTGGTAAACAAACCTCGGTTGCCATAGCTCACACCACGCGCCTTCGCGCCATCCTTGATCAGGGTGGTTTCGTAGTTCGCAAACAAGTTGAAGTCAACCCAATCCTTGATAAGGGCATTCACCTTCTTGTTGCAGCGCATCTCCCAGCGATCATAAGGTTCCAGTTCTGGATCCTTGTACGCCTTCGATGCAACGTGACTCAACAGAATCACATTCATGCCACGCTGCTGGAAACAAACGTTCAGGCCATTCAACAGGTTCAACCAAGCGTTCTCTTCGGCAACGTAAAACGCACCGTATCCTGCTTTGGGGTCTGCCGCTGATGACCAACCGTTCTTCTCACAGACATTCGCTTCACCAAGCTTGGCTGCAGCATCAGTAGTATCCAAGACAACTGTCTTGTACCCATGCTCTTCCATGGCCAGCGTCTTCACCTGCTCCAAGATCTCTTCCCAGGTGTTCGCCTGGGGAAACCGTGCAGCGTTGATGAACGACAGGCCGTCTTCCGCTTGAATGAAGATTGAATCTGGAGCACTCGCTCCAAACGTGGACTTACCAATACCATCTGTACCTTGGATGTTCATCCGCACAGGGGGCATGGCGACATCAGGATTGATCTCCCGATGGGTGGTTACTTGGTTTAGTAAACTCAAGGTCACACCTCCTCTTCTGGTTGGTTAAGTTTATCTGGGTCAATTGCCTTGACCCGCTCATTCCCAAGCTTGATCGAATGACAGGCATGCCAACGCCCAGCTTCTTCTGGGTGAGCCATAGCCCACGCAGTAAAGCCGCGCATGTCTACCTTGTAATTCGTAACTTGGGTTACAAACGAGGGCCACGTTTCTCGTGGCATTGACTCCAGAACTTTATCCAACATGCTTTGATCCCAAACGTGTTCACGCTTGATCTCAACAGTTATGCCGTCTTGGGTTCTTTCGCCGCCCTCATTGTTCAGGGGGAGTAGAAGTTGACTCACTTCTTTCTGGTCTAGGAGCTCGCGTTCAACCGACTTGATATGTCGCTCAACCTCTTGCTTCTTTTCTTTCGCGCCATGCAGTTGCAAAGCTAGATTCTTAATCCGCTCTTCCATTCCAATCTCACTTCTTCTCTCTACGGCTATGGACGTTACTGGATGTCACAATAGCTTGCAACAATTTTTTTCACTTTTTTGTTGCACCCTGAATCAAGGTCATAGAGAATGCGACTTTCCAATACAAACAACGGCTATGAAAACAATTGAAAAGAACCTCGAGCTGCCGCCTCACCCCACCAAGGGTGCAGGTAAATGGCAAACGCTTTTGAAGGACATGGAGATTGGGGACAGCTTTGTGTTGACCCAGGCAGAAGACCCCAAGGGTTACGTCTATCACTCAATCAGAGTGGCGGCGAAGTCTCTGGGTATGAAAGTACGATCTGGTACAGATGAAAACAAAAACAGGATAGTGAAACGGATTATTTGATGATGCCATCCTTCCTACCATCAGGGGTTAACGGCTCTGAACTCGCGCCCGAAGCCAAGCTAGAACTCCTGCACGACATGTGGGAAAACGGGATGCACATCATCCCATGTGGCTCACCCACCGAGGCGGTGCCGCAATACTTCAGCACCCGGCATCCATTCGATACAGAAGATGCACTCAAGGCCAAGTGGGCCAAGACGCCTCGTGTCAAATGGCAGCACTACCAAAAGATTCAACCGTCACGCGAAGAGATACAGCAGTGGCACAACCAATACCCGTCTGCAAACTGGGCAGCGATCACTGGCATCACGTTTGCCGTGGTCGATGTTGATAAAGAAGAAGCCGTCGAGTGGGTAGAGCAGGGCAACATCAGCCGTACCCCACTCAAACAAACATCACCCCGCGGTGGTGTGCATTACTTCTATTCGCTGAGCAGTGAACTGATCCGCAACAGTGTGGGTCTCAACAAGATCGACATCCGCGGTGATGGCGGGTACATCATGGTGGCACCCAGCCACGGGTACAACATCGACTTTGATCAGAACTATCCCATGTCCAGCATGGAAGATCTGCCCGTCCTTCTGCAAGACGACCTGCAGAAAGTCCACATGTATAACAACGGTGGCAAGGTCGAGACCATACGCGAGAAGCTGACCGAAGATCCCAAGCAAGAAGGCAGTCGCAACGATACCCTAGCGCGCTTAGTCGGCAAGTGGGTGAAAGAAGGCTGGGGTATGCGCGAGGTCATGATCAAAGCGCAGGATTGGAACCAGACCTGCTTCCCGCCCATGGACTTGATCGAAGTCACGCGCACCACCATCAGTATTGTAAGTGGTCACATCAAGCGGCACCCCGATGATGTCGATGCAGGTGTCATGCAGTGGCAGACATCCAAGTGGCAGACAGACATCAATGAAGATCTCAAAGAGATTCAGTCACAAGAAGATCCATTGGATGAACTGAAGCGAGAAGGCGAAGAGAAACCAGAGCAGGGGCCGCTCGGACTGCAACCGTTCAGCGCCGATGAATGGCATGAAATGAACGACGATGGCATCGACCAGTACTGGGGTGATGCATTCATATTCCAGAAGAGCAGAGTGTTGCTGCTCGGTAAACCCAAGATAGGTAAATCAAACTGGCTGGGTGCATTCGCCGCAGGTGCAACAACAGGCACCGACTTCATGGATGTGCCGTTCAATCGCCCACTCAAGGTGATGTGGTTCCAAGCAGAGATCATCGCAGAGTTCTTGAAGCGCCGTATCGAAACCTACTACAAGCGGTTCGCAGGGGACGATGACCTCATTCGTATGGGGCACAACAACCTGATCATCAGTGGGCGGCTGCGTAAGAACCTGATGAAAGATCAAGACATCCAGGCGTTCAGCGATGAGATTGCATTCCACAAACCAGACATCGTCATGATCGACCCCATCATCAACTTCTTTGATGGTGAAGAGAACTCCAACACAGAGATACGCAAACTCATGGACAGAGTCGATATGCTCATGGAGTTGAACGACGTTGCCGTGATCCTTGCCCACCATACAGGTAAAGAACGGGCAGATGATAAGTCATTCATGTCGGCTCGAGGTGGCTCGGTGTTTGCAGGATGGTTCGACTCTGGCATAAAGCTCAGCGGACAGAAGCCTGATGTGTCTATCTTCTACGAGGCGCGTAACGCACAAGAACCGAAAGAGCATCTAGCCAACTTCGACTTTGATAAAGGATTGTGGGAAGTCAATGAGTTCACACAGCGCAACACTAGGCCGCAACTGAGCGAAGAAGATGAAGTACTTATCGCCGATGTGGTGGTGAATGGAATGAGCAGCACGAAGTTTTACAAGAGAAAAGAGTTAGAGTTGTTGGCTCAAGAGGCTTTGAGTAAAGCTAAGATGAGCAGCGGTAACAAGGCCGCACAAAAAGCAGTGAGCTATGTGCAGAAGTACAAAGGCCACATAGTCAAGACACATGCCGTGCCCGGACAGGCGGTGTGGCATTACTTAGAATCAAATGAAATGACACGACCTTGGGAGGTTGAATGATGAGCGATTTGAGTTATGAAAAATTTAATAAAGAATTCAAGGATGAAAAAGATCTATTGAATCAAGTTCACGATGATTGGGAAAAAGATCTATTGAATCAAGTTCACGATGATTGGATTAGATCGGGGCCGTCTACTCTGGCTAGCGAAATGATTGGCTTGATAGAGGAAACCAAGCGAGATAAAGGCTTTGTGCTCTCTCAAGAGGCGGCAATGATGGCTTGCGTTGAGTCGAAGAGGAACGATGTCCTAAAAGAAATATCGGAATCCCTTTCAATAATTTCACGAGATACTGAATCTTTTCCATCTATTGAGGGGATAGCGAATATCTTGAGCAGAATGGAACAAGCGGCAAAACGATTATGAGTAACTTACTTGCCGCAATCAGGGCACAGCAGGCGTGGGAAAAGAAACCCAAGAAGCCAAAGCCCAAGCTCCCATCAGAGAAGCGAGAGAAGCTGCAGGACACCGTGATCATGCAGATCCTTGGGTTGAATGAGATGGGACTGCCCGTAAAGAACATCGCCAAAGAGGCAGGTGTGCCCGCGCAAACAGTGTACAACGTGAGACAAAGGTACATACTCATCGATGTGAAGAACGGTACACGGTGGTACAAGTGGTTGGGGGTGTGAACAAAAAGCTTACAGTCATTAGTCTGGGGGCAGGGGTGCAGTCGAGCACGATGGCGCTCATGGCAGCGCATGGTGAAATCACACCCATGCCTGACTACGCAATCTTTGCCGACACACAGGCAGAGCCAGCGCACATATACTCCTGGCTTGATTGGCTTGAGACTCAACTCCCATTCCCAATCTTGAGAGTGACAGAGGGCAATCTCAAAGAAGCTATACTCAACGGGCAAGATAGGTTCGCAACCCCGCCGTTCTTTACGAGTAGTCCAGAGGGCAGAGGTGAAGGTCTTCTGCGTCGGCAGTGCACTTCAGACTACAAAGTCAAACCCATACAACGAAAGCTCCGCGAACTGGCTGGATACAAGCCTAGGCAGCGCATCCCAGCAGACACCGTCGAGCAGTGGATTGGTATCTCAAGCGATGAGATTCAACGTATGAAAGACGCGCCAGAGAAATGGTGCAACAACAGGTGGCCTTTGATTGAGAAGCGCATGAGCAGGCTGCACTGCCTTGAGTGGATGCGGGATCATGGGTACAACGAGTTACCCAAGAAGAGTGCATGTACCTTCTGCCCATATCATGACAACGCAACATGGCGGAAGATGAAAGCCGAAGACCCAGAGTCTTGGGATGAAGCCGTCATGATCGACAGATCAATACGAGATGGCTTTGCCAAAACAACACAGAAACTATACGTTCATCGAAGCTTACAGCCGCTTGATGTTGTAGACCTGTCTGATCCCGCGGAGGACCAGGTGGCGTTCAGCTTCATGGATGAATGCGAAGGGATGTGTGGTGTGTAGGAACCCCAGCCACCCACGGAACTACGGGGGTAGGTGGCCGGGGCAAGCGTCCTCCAAAGCAAAAGGCGGAAGCTATGGGTGTGAGGACAAGGAATACCTCACAAGCGGATAATAGTTGAAGAGAGAGTCGATGGCAAAGGTGACAATTGAAATGAACGTGGATGATGACACGGTAGAAGAAGCAGTCGGCTCACTCAAAACTCTAGCTGGGTTGGAGCAAGCGAACAAAGACATGTCAGAATCTCTGCAGCTGCTGGTCAAAGCGATCAGCAAGAACAACTCAGAGATCAGAAAGCTGGCGAAAGAATTAGCGAAGAAAGAAGAAGAGGAATAGGTATGCAGATATATCAGGTGAATACGGGAGGTAAGTACGGGATTGTGTACGCAGACTCAGAAGAAGACTTGGAGAAGCTGAAGGCATGGTTGTCGGAGAACATCGACTCGGATCTGGAGAAGGATGACACGCTCAGTGCAGAGGTG